TTCGGAGCTGGATTTCAATCCGTAGACGTTTTTCGCCGGGGTGCCGTCCTCGAGCATAACGCGCAGGAATTGGCCCGAGTCGCTTTTGGCGCCGAGGTAAACGTTGTTATCGTTGTTGACCTCGACGCCCGTCTTTTGGTCTTGCAGCAAAAATTGGAGCTGTTTGTTCACGAGCTGAGTCATCTTGCTGTTCAGTTCGAAAAATTGCTTGCTGTCCTTCTGGTAGACCGGGCTCTGGCCCTTCTGTTGGCCTCCGCCAATAGCTCCCGCGCCGGCCGCGCCGCCGCTGCCAACGTCGCGCGCCTGGGCGCCGCCGCCTTGCTGCTGGTCGGATTGGATCAGTTGCATGCGGAGTTTCTTGCTGTCGGGGCTCGTCCAGTAGCCGCCGCTCGAGGCGAGGTGCAATTGGAGCTGGTCTTGCGCCGTGCGGAACATCGCGACGTCGCCCTTATTCAGTCCTCTTAGGCGATGACGGCGATCGTCCATTACCGGCGCGACCGGAAAGCTTCGCGATCCTCCGACGAATTGAATGAAAGTCTCGGCTCCTCCCGTGACGTTGCCCTGGCCGTCCTTGTCGGCATCCATGACGACGGATGTAAAACCGTAGTTCTGTGGAGCCTCGATCCGGCTCCGGGTTTCGCCCTTCATGAAGTTGCCGGACATCTCCTGCATCAGCTTGGTGTCATCGACGCTGTGCACGACCGAGCGCGCGCCGCCGGCGGTGTAGGAGCGAAAAGCTACGTTGAGCGGCGTGGCGCGATGCATTGGATCAACTCGGATAAGGCCACTGGAAAGTATGCGGGGTCGGTGCCGGCGTTTCGGGTGGCCTTGGCGCCGTCTGCGCAGGAGGCGTTGGCGGAACAATTGGCGTCTGCGTACGGGCGGGATCGTCGGGTATGTTGGGACCGCCTGGCGCCTTATCTCGTAACAGCCACGGGATGACGAGATCGAGCGTCGTGAGTGTGCCGCGCGAATCCTGCGTGAATGTCGCAGTGCGGATTTTCATGACCTGATCGAGGATCGCCATCGGCGAATTGACAGAGACATCGCTGCCAGCGCGCCATAGCTCATTGGTGCCGGGCATCATCCATCCCTGCACCGTGATCGTCGCCTGCACCGCTGTGCCCTCGGACCAGACGGCCTCGTTCTGGGCCATCTCTCGCAGCTCATCGAGAGATTTCACGGGCACGACGGATGGCGTTAGCACATTGCTGGTTGGCGGCCCGCTGCCGCCGACCGATTCTTCCTGCTCACTCGCCGCAGTGCCGTTCTGATCGTCGCTAGCCGGGCTCGAATTCGCCACGGCATAGAGCGCCGAAAGATTCTGGATCGAGATGACGCATTGGCAACTGAGAATGTTCACGCCCTCGACGAGATCAGCCACGATCGAGGACGTATGATCGCCGATCAGCAGAAAATTACTTTGATGATCGCTGCCTAGGACGATGCCGCGAACGCGCGCGATCCGCTCGAGAAAATCCCAGTTCGTTTCGCCCTTCTCATTTTGCAGATATTCGAAGACGCGCGGGTTGAGTGTTCCGACCACCCGGATGCCGATGCCGCTGTATTTCGAGAGCAACTTGCGAGCGACCTCCTCGAAGGTCATGCCATCGAAGTTACCGCCCTCGACGTCGACAGATGATTTCGCCGCGATCCAGGTCAAACTGACGCCATCGAGCTGAACGCCGTGCTCGTTTGCATCATAGGCAACCTGCCGCGTGATGATGACGCCTTTCTCCAGGGCGAGCTGGCCGCCGAGCAGTATCTCAGCATAATCGCCGGGCAGGAATTGCAGGTCGCTCCATAGGCTCGGGATCGGCTCGCGCTCCACAGCGGTGAATCGAAATCGCGCCGCGGAGTCGGCCCAGTTGTGCTGCACCCAGACCGTTTCCCAGTCTGTGAAAATTCCGCGATTGGTGATGATCGTCGCCCGCTGTTGCGGGTCGGGAGGCGCAAGCATGGGCGATTCATCGCGACAGTGCTTTTCCGGACGGTCTCAAGAAGGCGGGATGGATGCAATGATTCTCGTCCCGCAGCTCGTCGGCGCGGCCGGCGTCGGCGTAGAGCCTATAAGCAGCAACCAGCGTCGTGAGCGGTTCGGCAAATGCAAAATTCAACATTCGCGGCAACGGCATAGCCGTCACCGTCAAATGGTGAAAGATCGCCGCACGACATTGAATGAGCACCTGATAGCCGGACGGATCGGTCGAATCGGCGATCTGCTCCTCCATCGGCGCAAATCCCGCGTAGATGAGAGCCCGGGTCGCCTCGACATCGTCGCGACTGACGAATGTCATCCCGGCAATGATCAGTCCCTCGGTCGCCAGCGCGTATTGCACGAGCGCGTCGCGAATGAGAATCGCGCCGGGCAGGGTCGCGTGCTCCGCGGCGGCGATGCTGCGGACATAATCCATTTCCGGCAGCAAAATGCCGTTGCTCTGCGCCAGCCGGAAAATGTTTTCGAGATAGGGGCCGGCTTTGTCGAATATCAGAATGCGCTGCGCATTGAGACGGAACAGACTGACCGCTGATCGCAACTGCGAACCTTGGCTGCCGCGGATCGAGCTTTGTGCCATCAGCGCCTTGAGCACCGTGTCGGCGATCTTCGCCGCTTCGACTGCATCGAGCTTATCCATGTCACGGTCCGACGGGCCCGGTGGCGATGTTGTTCGTGATCCATTTCAAGGTGCCGTCGGCCTGCTGGACGAGCTGCGCCCCTGTCGCTGCGATCGGCACGCTCGCCGGCTTGCCGAACTCGACGAAGCTCATGTCGAAAACACAATAGCCGCCAAAACGCTCTTCCTCGGTCATTCGATACTGCGTGCAGACGACGCTGATCGTCAGTGGCGGTCCGGCACCGCTGCGTGCCATGTTCGGCAGTTGCAGGACGCCGTCTCCGCCGGCATCGAGGCGCTGCTGCAGGATATCGCGCGCGATGCGATAGTCTCGCATATAGAGCGGCACGCGCGGCGCGAGACTGTCGGTTGGTGGCGGCGGCGTTCCCGCGTCGTACATGAATTGAATGCAATAGCCGCGCACGACGAACTCTGTCGCGCGGCGGCCAAGGTCCTCGGAATAAGGCGCGTCGCGTTTTGGAAATTGATGAACGACGATGCGACGGCCACCGCTCAGCGATCCGGCCTCGACGTGGAACGGACAGCCATCGAACATCGCCGGCAACAGCGCATCACGCCACGGGTTATGAACGTCGCGGATTGTCGTCATGGGCCACCGAATTCAGCGCCGGCCGGTGTCGATGGACCGCTCTGCGCGTGCTCCATCTGTGTCTGCCGCGACATGTTAACCTTCTTAAATAACCCGCCGCCTTGCGCCGCAACGCGCCTGCCCGCCGGTGCGGAAACATTGACGTCAAGCGAGCCTGTGCCTTCGACGCGATGTGTCATCGAACCATTGAGCGCGCCTCGATTGAGCGCCTCGCGATCTGGCGGGCGTCTGAAGGTATAACCTGAAGCCGCGAATGAACTCTCGAAGCCGGCGCGCTGATTGCCACCGAGACCCGTGAAACGCCCGGTCGTCGGATCGTAACTTTCGACAAACGTCACGTGGCTCCCCGTCGCCCCGGTGGCGACGCCGCGGTTTGCCACTGCGATGTCGCCGACATGCGGGACGGGATCGGCTGTTCCGAAACGCCGCCAGTTCGAGGCGATAGCTGCACCTGCGGGCGGCGTATAGCCCGCCGCCTTCACAACGGAGGCCGCGAATTCTCCGCACCAGCTACCGGCTTTCGGGTAGCCCTGCGCGGCCATGAACCGCTCGACCGCACCAGGACCGCCGGCCAGCGCCACGTGCCGGGCCTGCGCCAGAATATCGCCGGGCACCGTCGGATCGCCGGCAGGGCCAGACGGACGTGCCGAAACCATTCGGCGCGCGAGATAGCCGCGTGGCCCCGCCCAGTAAGCGGCGGCTCCGCGAGGTCCGCCAATACCGCCGGCGCGGACGCGCGCGCCCATGATAGCAACAGCCGCCCGCGCATTGACGTCGGGGTCCATCAATTGCGCGCGCGTGAATGGCGTCTGTTGCAGGCCGTAGGTGATCGCGTCCTGTGGCGAGAGCTGGAACAGCCCGAGCGATCCTCCACCGAACTTGCCAATATCGCCATGCGATCGAGGATCGAAGCCGCTTTCCTTGCCGGCGATCCCCGACATCAGGCTCGCCCATTCCGCGGCCGAACCTGCCTGGATGCCGTAGCGGGCCGCATCGCTTGGGACGAAACCTTCCAGCGGCGAGCCCTTGATCATGGACTCGAGCTTGCCTTGTAACGCCGATCGCGCTGCGCCACCGCCGCCACCGCCGCCAAGCGCCCCGCCGCCACCGCCAGGGAGACTAAGACCGAGCCGCTGTGCAACGCCGCTAAGGCTGCCTGGGCCCGTACCAGAAATATCGATGCCGCCGAGGCCAGGCAGATTGATGCCGCCGCCACCGCCGAGGCCGAGGCGTTGCGCGATGCCGCCGCCAGCGCCGCCGCCACTGAGAAATCCGTAGGAACCGACGGGGCCGCTCACACCCAACAAATGATCGTTGAGACGCTTCAGCTCTTCGGTGTTTGCAACCAACGCATCTAAGTGTTCGCCACGTCGATCTTCGATATTCTCCGACTGTAGGGAATAGTCGAGCCCGAGGAAACCCAGAGGGCCATAAGAGCCCTTTCGTCGCTGCTCGTCTCTTAATCGATTGAGGTCCTGCACCGTCGGCGGCTTCGGCAGCTTTTTCTCAAGGTCCGGGTCCCAATCGCCGTGCAACATGCCGCGCTTGCGCTTGTCTTCCATCCATTGTTCCGGCGTCATAGCTGGCGGCGTCTCGCCGGGCCATGGCTTCAACGGTGTTCCCGGCCCCTGATAACCGGGCTCGGTCTTCGATTTCCACCATTCCGACCACGATGCGCCCGGCAGCTTTTGCATTTCTTTTTGGGTCTCGTAAGCCTGCAGCCCGAGAAAGGCAGCGCCGCCGAACCTTCCAAGGAACGGCAGCATCCACCAACCTGCGGCACCACCAGCTCCGGCCGCCGTCGCTCCACCGGCCGCGCCGGCAGTGGCTCCGCCCGCCAGGCCCAGCCATCGAAGCGTGGATTTGAGCAAAACAAGGCCGCCGACAACCTCCGTGATCTGAAAGACCAAAGGCGCCCAAGGATTCTTATCGACGAATTCCGCGAGCTGCATTTCGAATTGGGCCCACGGACCTGCAAGAAATTTCAGGAGTCTGTCGTTTGCCTCTTCGATGGACTTTTCAAGCTCCGCATTGGCTTCTGCCACCTGTTTTGCGGCCCTGTCATTTTCTTCCTGGGTCTTCAGCTCTTCGGGCGTTGCGGTCTTTACTGGGGGGCGCCCAGCCATCAGGCGCCAATCGGGCCCGAGGCCCATGGCCATGGCGATGTCATTGACGTAGGCGGCAGCCGTGTCCCCTCTTATGCCTCGCGCTATCTGACGACGCTCCTCGCGTTCGAGATCAGCGCCGGCACGCGTTATGGCCTCGCCATATTGGCCGCGATTGATGAGTTGATGAATACGTTCGAATTCTGCGACCCATCTCGTTGGATCAGTGACGACCTGGCCGAGGCGTTCCCGTTCCGCGGTCCCAGGTCGCGTCGCGCGCTCTATCGTGCGAAAGAAATTGTTGACGATCTGATTTGAGCGCTCGACGTCGTAGCCCATGCCATGAATTTGTTCTCGCAAAAACTTGAACTGGCCTGATGCCATCCCGATCGAGCCGGCCATCTGCTCGATGCCGAGCGTCCGCTGGGAGGCACTCGCTGTCCGGCCATCATCTCGCCATCGGCTCGCTTAGCCTTCAAGACGAGTGCCCTTGTTGCGATGCACGGTCGGCGTCGGAGATGGGTCAGTCGCTACGCTTTTTATCGATGAGAATATTTTCTTTCTTTGTCCGCTCGTCACCTGGCTCCGGACGATGGGTTGGGGATAGCTGGCTCAACTTGATGCGCGGATACCACGGACTGCCGCAACGCCAGCGCCAGCACGTCACATCCGGCAACAACGCGGTGACATCGCGATGACCGATGGCGCCGGCCACATGCAGTGCCGCCGTGTCGATCGAGACGACGCTGTCCATCAGCGATGCGCAGGACGCGACGTCGGCGAAATCCGAGAACTCGAAAGCCACGACGCCGTTTTTTATGGCGCTCTCGCGATCGTGCTGCTGCAGGCTGATCGCCTCGTGGTCGGGATATCGCCGATCGAGCCACTCACGCAGCGTCTCTAGGGCGATATTGCGCCACGGCGCCGGGCGCGTCGTCGACCACACCACTCCGATTTTCCGGCGAGCGCGGTCACCGAGCCGGTCCCGCCATTTACGCTGCAGCTCTCGATCGGGCGCGATATACGCGCCGCTCGGGACCGTGTTCACTGTCGTGCCGAGCAGCCGCGGCAGATCGAACGTGAAGCAGTGGACGTCGCGTTCGCTTTCTTCGTCGAACAGCGGTGCGAATTGTTCGGCGAGCCGTTCGAGCTGCGACGGCATGACAAGAGCGATCTCATGCCCACGCAGCAGAGGCACGAAGCGCAGCAGCATGATGGTGTCGCCGAAGCCAGCTTCATGGATAATGACGAGCCGCTTGCCGTCGAGCGCTTCACCGTTCCAGGGCGGCAACACGTTGCGCAGTCGCTCGCCCCTCGGCGTCGCCAGCCTGTCCGAGAACAACCACCACCTTGCCCGGTAATCCTCCCATGCCTCGGTGTAGCGCCCAAGAGCGAGCAGCGTCAGGGCTCGGTCCCATCGCGCGTTCGGGCTCTCGCCGAGCGCGAGCGCTGCGTCCAGCTCGGCGAGAGCCGCGGCGAACTCGCCACGCTCCATATGGGATTTTGCCGCGTCAACATAATCGCAATGCCCATTGAAAGCCGTCGCGTTGTCGAATTGCCACGCAGTTCTGCCGAGCATCAGTCGTCAGTCTCGGCCCTCGGTCACGCGATGCATCCGGCGCGGCGCATCGAATGAAAAACGTCGCACTTTGACTTCGACGTTCGGCGGCGCGTTGATCAGAACCGTCACGACATCACGGACCGCCGGGGGCGGTCGTGTCGGCACACTACCGCTCGCCCATTCGGCGACGAGTTGTTCCGCGCTGCCATCATATGAATTGATATCGCAATGTCCGATGCCGTTGATCGAATGCGGCGTCGGCCCGTATTCACCATCGGTGAACTGCCATGCCCAGTATTTAGACCAGCTCCGTTGCCAAGTGGGACTCGATCCATATTGGCAGAGCCAAAGCCGCCGCGCGCCGAGAAATTCATCGACCGTGTCGCCGAGCGCTTCCTTCGCAGTGTTGCCGGAATAAAGCACGCCCTCGCCCGGCCGTCGCAGCGCGTTCTCGACCTCGGTGATCCAGATTTTCACATCGGCGAGGCTCATGCAGCCGGCGCCGCTCGGATTATCCTCCCAGTCGAGGCAGAACAGTTCATCGGGGTCCGGACACGCGAAGCGCAGGAAATTGTCGATCTGGCCGTACACGTCGGACGAATCGGCGAAATGATAAGTGCCCCACTTCAGACCGGCGCTTTTCGCCATGTGCTGCTGCTCGACATAGGTGTCGTCGGTGTAGAACTGGCCCTCGGTCGCCTTGTAGACGACGGCGACGATCCCTTCGGCTTTCACGGCATCGTAATCTTCGGCCGGGTCCCAATGCGAAAGATCGACGAACAGAGGATTGATGGTTGTCATGCGATTTCCCTTCAATGCTGTGACGAGAGCGATGATGGCGCGTTCGATCGGCAGGCTCACATGCGAGTAAACTGACGACGTCATTTAAAGGGGCCGAAGCCGCGGGGGACAGTGAGGGGTACGGCTCCGACCCCACCCGCACGGCGGGCCGCGAGGCACAAATCCGCCGACGGGTATCGCTCTCTCTCGCTGTTTACCCTGCGAGCCGGGGAAATTTCACGCGATTAGCGCCTCGATATCGATCGGCTTGACGTTGGCGCGATGGCGCGAGCGCAGTCCCAGCAGCATCGCCAGCGCGACCGCACCGTCAATGCGGAAGCGCGCCTTGCCCTTGTCGAGCTTGCGATTGCCCGACGGGTCCATCGTCGACACCGCATTGGCAATGTTCCAGTTGAGCACCGGGTTGTTCGGATGCACTAGTTTGCGATCGACAGTGGCTTGCGTGAAGGCGTCCACGGCTGGCGCCATGTCCTTAAAGCCCTGGCCCCACGGCACAAGACGCAGCCCGATCTCGCGTTGGCGAGGAAGGCCGCCATCATCGTCCGTGGCTTTGTCGCGATAGGCCGCGAGGCCGATATCATCGAATTCACGGAGAAGGTCCGCCATGCGCCAACGGTCATAGGCCAGTCCCCTAATCCGATAACGCTGATAGAGTTCGGCGATCTTGAGCGCGACGACCTCGGGATCAACGCTGCGCCCCGGGCTCGTCAACAGATGGCCGGCTTCATGCCATTGCACGTATCGCTGATTGCCGGCGCCGAAATCGCGATTGGAATGCTCGATGAGAAGGTCTGACGGCTTCCAGAAGAAGGGCTGGATACGCGCGGGGTCAGAGGCCGAGCCCATCACCAGAGCCGTCAGATCGTAGGTGCTCGACAGATCGAGCACGAGATAAACCTCTTCGCCTTCCGTAAACGACACGTCGCCCGTGCAAGCCATCCATTCCTGGCGCGAGATCAGCGTCGCCACCGGCGCGACGCGCTGGTTCAAGAACAGGTTGCGGACCTTCGGCTCCTCGGCAG